CTGAAGGGTATGAAATCCCAGAGCGTGTTCGTAAGTCCCCTATTCTTTCTCAACTTAGTACCACTACTTATGGTGCTCAATATCTCACGATGACCATCCCACAGCTCATCGGCAACTACGCTACTTTCTATCGCCAAACACTGCCGTGAGACCTCCAATAAAACGTGGTTCAATCTCCCTAAAAGCTGGAGCCGTTTCTTTGGATCTTTCTGGTTTAAAGATGCTACAAGCTAACCTTGATAAACAAGGTAAGATGCACTCGGAAGTTGGTATTTTCAGAAGCAAAGCTCCAAGGCAAGTTACTAAAGGTCACGAGCTAAGTAATGCTGAAATTGGAGCAGTCCACGAGTTTGGTAGTCAATCAAGGAATGTACCTCGTAGATCTTTCCTATGGGTTCCTTTAATTACTCAACTTCGTAAGCGTTTATCTGTAATAGGTGACATAGTATTTAAAGCATTGTCACAAGACCAGAGTTTAAAACCTGCTTATCAAAAGCTCGGTTTAGAAGCAGAAGCAGTAGTAGATGGCGGTTTTGCTTCCAATGGCTATGGTAGATGGCAGGGCTGGACAGGTATGGATAAAAAGTCCACACGCTATGGTACTCGGATTACTAATGCAGCTCGTAGGGCTGTAGGAGCAGAAGGGCTTATTGGCCCAATCCGTATGTCTATTTTAGTTAGAACTGCACAACTTCGTAGATCTATAAGCTCAAGAGTATCCAACAAATGATTGCAATCACTAACGCAGCCTCAGTTGAAGACTTCCGCAATACCGCGGTGGATTTTCCGCGTATGGATGGAGCGATGGGCGGTTGGATGCAGTCAATAGTTTTAGGTCTAATTATTACCTTTATTGACCCTTTAACTGGTAAAGTTCAAGAAAACACTCGGTCAATTACTACCGCAGGTATTTTACAGCCTTTTAATGATGAAGATCTAAAGATCTTACCAGAAGGTGATCGTTCATGGGTTTGGTATAAACTCCATGCTTTACCTACCCTAATTCTTAATACTAATGATAAAGTTAAATTACCCGACGGCAATAGCTACCGAGTAATGTCTAAACGCGATTATAGTCTGTATGGCTATGTTGAATACAACCTACAAGGAGATTATGTCACAGCCTGATACAATTTCTTTATTAGTTCAGCTTATTAGCCGTTCTTTGAATCTAGAAGAAGGTAGGGTTCGTAGGTACAATCAAAGAGCTAAACTACCCCAAGTCGACAATTTATATATCGATATAGCCTATTTAACGGCTCATATCTTTGGCAATAATGCTCATGCGGAAACAGACCCCGTAACTGGTAATTATAACTGGGTACAGGTTCTTAACCGTAAAGAGACTTATGCCATCAACCTATTCTCTGTTAATTCTGATGCTTATGATTATCTAAATCAGGTGCTTTTTTGTTTTAAGTCCGATTTGGCTAATCAATTTATGGATCAGTATAATTTTCAGATTGCCCCCATAACATCCGATCCGCAAGATTTGAGCGCGGTTGAAGGGCCAGCCGAGCTGACTCGTATTCAATTTCACGTTACAATCTTACGCGGATACACTCAAACTACTACAATCAACTATTACGATCAATTTCCGGGAACCCCCGCCCTTATCACTCAGCCTTAAAGGATTCGCTATATGCCTACTCTCTCAATTAGTAATATCGTCAATGTATCGGTTGCTTCTCCACAAGCGACACTTTCTAACTATTCCGTCAATACTCTAGCAATCCTTACTAAGGATGTACCTGCACACAATTATGGTTATGGTGCTGTTGCTGGATCAGTTACTTTAACAGGTACTGCTATTACAGCTATTGCTGTTTCATCTGGTGGTTCTAACTATACAAACCCACCTCCAGTTATTGTAACTGGTGGCGGTGGTACAGGTGCTATTGTTACCGCAACAGTAGTATCTGGAAGCATTACTCAATTTAACATCATAAATGGTGGTTCTGGTTATACATCAGCACCAACTATCACGGTTGCAAATTCATATCAGATCTATGTAGATCCTGTTTCAGTTGCTAATGATTTCGGTGGATCAAATGGCTCTGTTGAAACAACCACAATGGCTCAAGCGATTTTTGCTCAAAGCCCAAATATCCTTTCTGGTGGTGGTCAATTAATCATTTATGCGATGTCTTCTTCAGACACGCTATCAACCGCACTTACTGCATTATCACAACAAATTTATTTTGGTGGTGCTGTATGGGCAGGTTATTCACCAAGCAATTCAGAAATCGAAGCAGCTGCTACTCTTAATGAGTCTTTCTCACCACCAAGATTACTCGGTGTTTCTAGCGGATCTATTTCCGATTTACAAACAGTATCTGCAGGTGGTACAGGATTATTTACTACAATCCAGTCAGCTACTCAAAAGCACTCTCGCATGATGCTTTATACGCCAACTAATACTTTCGTTTCAAATGGCTATATTTTAAATTCGCGTATTGCAATGGCTGCTTATATGTCTCGTCTAATGTCGACGAACTTCTACGGTACTAATACAACAAGTACTATGAATTTGAAGCAGCTTGCTAATATCCAAGTTGATCCAAATATCACTCAGACAGTTCTTAATCTCTGTCAAACAGTTGGTGTAGATGTTTATTGTAATATCGCAGGATTACCTGAAGTTATTTCAACAGGTGGTAATGATTATTCCGATAATGTTTACAACTTAGGTTGGTTCGTTGGAGCTAACATGGTTGCTCTATTTAATGCTTTAGCTGGTACACCTACAAAGGTTCCACAGACAGAATCAGGTATGAGTACATTAAAAGCTGCTATGAATGGCGTAGCCGTACAAGCAGTTGCTAATGGTTTCTTAGCTCCCGGTGCTTGGACTAACTCCTATACCATCGGTGATCCAGTTGCATTGAACCGCAACATCTCTTCAAACGGATATTACATCTATTCGCAACCTGTAGCTAACCAAGCTCCAAGCCAAAGAGTAGCTCGTATTGCTCCACTCATTCAAGAAGCAATTAAATATGCTGGTGCAGTTCAATCCGTATCCGCAGTCATTTACGTCAATCCTTAATATTATCCTACCATGGCTTTTATTTCAGTCTCAGGTAATGATACAATCATTATCAACAATCAACTCCTCACAGCTTTCGCTGATGGGGATAACGCTAAACTAACATTCCCTAACGAACTTGTAACTGTTAAGCCCGGTAAAAATGGCAACACGCTATTTGCAACTATGGCTGCAGGTCGTCTTGGTGAATTTGTAATCAACCTTATCCGTGGTAGCAGCGATGATGCTTTCTTACTCACGCTTCTGCAGCAGCAAGAAAACGACTTACCATCATTCAATTTACTTGATGGCGTATTCGTAAAACGTATCGGTGATGGAAGTGGTAATGTATCTAATGATACATACTCATTAATCGGTGGCGTATTTACAAAGCGTTTAGAAGCTACTTCAAATGTTGATGGTGATACAAAACAATCTGTTGTTGAGTATCAGATCAAATTCTCTCAAGTAGGTCGTCAGATTACATAATTCTTTCCTAATCCCCAATCGCCATGAAAGAAGTTAAATTATCATCAGGTGCTATCCTCGGTCTGCAAATGGCAGATTTCGAGGATGGTACTGCTTTATATCAAATCCTATGCGCGGAACTTGTGGGAGTTCAGATTCCAATGCAAACCACAGATTTAAAATCTATGGCAGGCATGGACATATCTGTTCTCAAAGACGCGTTCCTAAAACTGATGGCTTCAAAAGCCATTTATTCGCAGGTCTGGAAATGTATGAGCAGTTGCACTTATGCACCTCCGGGAACAGAAGCTCCACTCAGAATATTGAAAAACACGTTTCAAACGGAAGAAGCTCGCAAAGACTTTCTTCCTGTGGCGTGGGAGGTGTTATCTTACAATCTCGCCCCTTTTTTCGAAAGCCTCGGATCTCTGTTTCAGGCGCAAAGCGGAGTAGCAGTAACTCCTCAAGCGTAAAGATTGAGAGTGAATTACCACTCTCTACCTTTATTGCTCTCAGGCTTTCTAAAGAGGGTTATGGAACTCCTCTTGAAATCCTGCGGATGCCAACTGATTTAATTTTAGACACCCTACATTATACTATTGCATTAGCCGAATACGAAGAAACTTTAATACAACTTAATAAGGATAAATCATGACGATAGGCGAGCTACTTGTTAAGTTACGTTTTTCAATAACTGGCGAACAGAACCTATCTGTAATAGAAAACCGTCTTCAAACTGCCGGTAATCTTGCAGGTGCATTAGCTACACGTTTAACAATAGCTACTACTGCTCTTGGAGTAATAGCCTATAAAGCATTAAACGCCTCAGTTGCCTTATCTAAATTCCAACAAGTAACTGGAATCTCTTCTAGAGATTTACAACAATGGCAATATGCTGCAGCCAAGTTTGGTGTAGCTGGTGATGAAGTAGCTACTACTTTTAAGAATATTGAACAGGCTCAAGCAGGTATTGCTTTGGGCGAAGGTAACATTGCTCCATGGCAATTACTCAATATTGACCCAAGACAAGATCCAAGAAAAGTTCTTCTTGATATACATGATCGCATACAAGGTATGCAACCCGCTATGGCTCGTTTTGTTACTAGCCAAATGGGTATTGGCGAGGATATGTTTGTTTTCTTAAGCCAAGCTAATATTCAGTATGGAGAATTAAATAAGAAGTTTGAAGCCAGTGAAGAAGAGAATAAGCGGCTGATGGAATTAAATGGACGTATAGAACAATTTAAAACTAAGCTTCTTGATTTAGGTATTAAAATATTTTCTCACTTTCAAAAGCCACTTGAAAAGTATTTAGATTATTTTGATAAATGGTTAGATAAATTAACTGATAAACAGATAGATCAATTTGCAGAATCTTTTGTAACTCTTGCTCAAGATGTCGGGTATCTTACTGCAGCTTTAATAGCATTAAATGCTGCAAGTTCTGCTTTTACTATTGGTACTGGATTATTAAAACTTTTAAGTTTCTTTGGTGGTGGGGCTGCTGCAGCAGCTGGTGGAGCTGCCGCCGCTGAAGCAGGAGGTGCAACTGTAGCGGGCGAAGTTGTTGCTGCTGAAGCTGGTGGTGCTGCAGTTGCAGGTTCTGTAGGAGGATTGGCTGCAGCTGGATGGGCAACCATAATTCCATTAATGGTAGCCTATGGTGTCATGACTGCTAAAGGTATGAAATCCGCAGTAGAAGATAATACCTCGGGTCAATCATTAATGTATAATGCTAAAGTAGGATCTTTTAGTTCTTATAAAAATCCAGAATCAACTTCTCAGATTACAGTCAATGCTCCTATAACAGTTAATGGTGCAACCAATCCACAAGAA